ATGCACTAAATCAAATTGAAGAAAGTAAAGTAGAAGATGATGCTACAGTGAGTGAAACTGAAGTAGTAGAAGGTGAATGAGTTTCTTTAACTCAGAAGTTGTCCGCGCAGAGTTAACTAAAATTCAAGAATTGCAGGATAGTGTTTACATAAACATTTTCACATTTACTGCAATGAGTAAGGAGAAAAAACTCAAGCATATTGAAATGCTTGAGGAACTTCTTGACAAACAAAAGATTTTGTATACCCGTTTGAGTTTGTCTGATGACCCAGAAGCAAAAGAAATGAAGGAACGTATCCTTGATTCTGCTAAAGCAATGGGTCTCTCTCCTGATGTCGATATGAATGTCGTCTTTAGCAATATGTCTAAGATGATTATCGTTATGAAGGACCAGATTGACAAATCAGACTAAGGTCTGTAGAATAACGAAGTCCACAAAAGCCAAATCCAAACTAATCTAATAAATCCTATGTCTTTCGCAAATCTTAAAAAGCAATCTTCTCTTGGTTCTCTTACCTCTAAACTGGTAAAGGAAGTTGAGAAGATGAACAATACCACCAGCGGTGGGGACGACCGTCTCTGGAAACCTGAAATGGATAAGACCGGCAATGGTTATGCCGTTATCCGTTTCCTCCCTGCCCCTGAAGGAGAAGACCTCCCTTGGGCAAAGATGTATTCCCACGCCTTCCAAGGTCCTGGTGGGTGGTACATTGAGAACTCTTTGACTACTGCCGGTGGTAAAGACCCTGTATCAGAGCACAACCGTGAACTGTGGAACAGTGGTAACGAAGCAGACAAGGATACTGTTCGTAAGCAGAAACGCAAACTGTCCTACTATGCCAACATCTATGTTGTGCAGGACAAAGCAAATCCCCAGAATGAGGGTCGCGTTTTTCTATACAAGTTTGGTAAGAAGATCTTTGATAAGGTCATGGAATCAATGCAACCTGAGTTTGAGGATGAAACTCCAATCAATCCTTTTGACTTCTGGCAGGGTGCTAACTTCAAACTGAAACTGAAGAAAGTTGCAGGTTACTGGAACTATGATTCTTCTGAGTTTGACCGTGTGTCTCCTCTATTAGATGATGACGATGCTCTGGAAGCACTGTGGAAGAAGCAGTATTCGTTGACTGCTCTGACTGCTACTGACCAGTTTAAGTCCTATGAGCAACTGGAGAAGCGTCTGAAGATGGTTCTAGGTCAGAAGCAAGCACCTGCTCGCTATGATGAAGAGACCAACGATGAGGACAATGATCGTGGTTCTTACGCACCTAACTTCTCCTCACGTCAACCACAGTCTGAATTGACTGAAGACCTGAAGACTGAACTGAACAACCTTGGTGCTAAGTCAGAAGTATCTGCTGATCGTGATGAAGATGATGCTCTATCATACTTCCAACGTCTTGCTAACGAGTAATTAAGAATAAAGTCTAATATTATCAGCACGTTTTAAGGTTTCACTCACATACTGGGTGGAACCTTTTTTATATTGCATAATAGATTTAAGATCATCGACGACTAAATTTACATATGCTGGCATAAGAAGATTTATATTTCTCTTATCATCCTCAATTCTCATTTCATATTGATAATTTGTAATTGGAACTGCTGGTCTTCTTTTCTCAAGAATTCCTGAGGGATTTGTATAAATGAATTCGTATTTTTCATCAACATATAATCCCTTAGGAAAAAGAACTACTCCATTAGCATCTTTAATTTCTTTTGACTCATAATGATGAATGTCTTGATACAAAGTATCATAGTTACCATACTTTGATAACAAATAGTCATCAAGATCAGTTTGTGTCAACGGCCATTCATTTTGAATATGAATAACATTATTAGATAGCAATACTATCCAATCTAATTTAGAGTTGCCATATATTTTCTTTGCTACATTATCAGGTCGTTCATCTCCAATGATTTCATACTTTTGAAATGCTGCTAGATTTTGAAAAATATCTTCTCTTAGAATACCTTTCTTAAAAAAGTTCTTTACAGTAATGTAATCAGAAATCTTAGCATCTTTTAATCTACTAACGTATTCTAAATCGGGTAGTCTGCTGAAATAGTTTGACATTTTAGTAACCTATTGAAGTATCATTGCCATAATCATCATTAAATATTGGTTCAAGTTCTGAGAATTGCATATCGAGTCGATATGAAACTGGCATATCATTTTCTAACGTCATAAAAGTTTGGTTTGGTGTGTAATTTACATTTAATCCAGTCATCGCACACATTTTAAACTTATTTAAAAACGGATTCTTATTATCTCCACTGGTTACATAACTGAGTTCAAACAAGTGTGGAGAAAGTAAGAACAATCCACTCTGACTTCTACGAACAGACATCCCCTGCTTCAGTGCTCTAATAATTAATGTAATCATTTGCGATTCTTGGTTACTTCTTGCACTAAGATTAATAGAGAAACCAAATTGCCTTAGTGATGGACCATTAAACAAAAGTTCTGCGTTTGGATTGATGATAGCACCTGAGTTTCTTTGCATAAGTTGAGCACCAATACCTGCTGCACCTCCAGCAAGAACATTTGCAACTGCTGTCTTTGTTGCTCCAGTATTTTCTCCTATTCTTCCTGCAATGTTTGTTGCAGCTTTTTTTACTCCATCACCTCCTTGCGTAATACCACCAATAGCAAGTTCTGCTGCTGCTTGTTCTAAAGCATTCATATCACCTTTTCCCCAACTGACTTGATTGTTGTCAGATATCCCACCAGGAATTGGTAAGATGATACTAGTTAGAATAGATCCTTTTTGTCTTGCAGGAGTTTCAAAACTACCACTTTTTCCAGCAACACCTTTAGGACTATACTCTCTAATATTAATTTTCAATTTATTCATTTCACTTGTCATATCAATAGGATATCTGAGTTGCCCACCAGGCATCCCAGCATCAGTTCCTTTAAGAATTTTAGGTTTAATATCTATATTTGAGGTGTCTGCAGGTGTGGAAGTATTGGTATCACCACCACTACCATCCGAATCAGATGCTGTTGTTGGTGTGTCTGTAGTGTCGTCAGAAGTTGCTCCTGTAACTGGATCTTTTACTCCAGGAACACCAGCATCTTTTAAAGATTTTTTTACTGCATCACTAGAATGTTTATTAATTAAAGATGCTCTATCATTATTAAGTGCTTTTCTAAGATCTGGATTTGTATTAAACTCATCATTAAATTCAGCAGCATTTAAGTTAAGATCATTTCTATCATTCCATCTTCTAAGAAATCTTCCTTCTACATTCCAATCATTACCTACATTATCTGATGTTGCAATTAACGTTCTGGTATTAAAGGACTCGACTGCATACAGAGAAGCTTCACCGGTCTCGTCATTAACTTCTAAAGTGGTTGCAAGAGGATTAGGACTACCTAATGTTCTACTTGATCTCTGTATTGCCATTACGCAGGGGTTTTTATTTATTTAGTATGAATTTTCCATATTGTATTGATAACAAGTCATCAAGTTCAGTTCTGTTTAAAATATAGACTTGACCTGCTAGTTCTTCCCACGTATACTGACGGTATTCTTGCCAATGAAAATTAAGACCACGAAATCCCCAAGAAAATAAATCAGTTACAGCAACTAAAGGATGTTGGTCGTATTTAATACCAGGAGTTTTTGCATTATAAACAAACGTACAAATTGTTCCCCCTTCTGGAGCAGGAGTTACCGTATCGTTCAGTGCCTCCATAATCATTTCCATTTGGTTTTCGGTATTAGTAGTGCTATTTAAATTTTTAAGTATGGGTTCAATGCGATTCATTTGAGTCCTAGTTCGATTTCTGTTATGATTTTAAATTCAATTCTTCTATCATCACAGAATTCTTGTGCTGCTTTCCACTTTGCTTGATTAACAGCATAGGTTTTCATTTCATACAAATAACCTTTTGTTTGCCTCTTCGGTTTCTTTGGTGGAGCACATTGTTTCTTAGGTTTCACTTCAATCACATAGGTTTTATTTTTACCAGTGCTCTCTTTAACTTTCATAATAAAGTCTGGGAAGTATTTGTGAACTCTATTATCTACCGGAGAGATGTATGGGATGTAGAACTCTTCACTACCCCACTCAAGAACTTGTTCATTCAAATCACAGTATCTACAAAATTTTCTTTCCCAACTACTTCTACAGATAATATTATTTGGATTACCTTTATATTTTTGGGGATAAGAAGGATGATACTTACTTTTATTACTTTCCGCCATACATAGTATATAACCTCAAAAACTATTTAGATGGCAGCACCTAAGACAGTAGCCCAAATAAAAAATGCGTTACTTAGACCATCGCTGACATCAAAATTTAGTGTTCAAATACAGTCTCCTGCAAGGACTCGTGCTTCTTTTAATAATATATCTTATGATGAATTTCTTATGTCGTGTTCTGAAGCATCTCTTCCTGGCGCATCTTTAAATACACAAGAGATTACAGATGATCGTCATGGTGTAACTGAAAGAAATGCATATAGAAGAATGTATGATGATAGAATTGATTTAACTTTTTATGTTGAAGGAGAACAATATACTCAGATTAGATACTTTGAAAATTGGATTAACTTTATCGTTGGAGATGATGCAAGAGATGACAGGTCATCAAGTAGATATGATTATAAAGTGAAGTTTCCTGATGACTATAAAACAGTAATGTTTGTAACTAAGTTTGAAAAAGATCATGGATTAAATTTGACTTATACTTTTATTGATGCATATCCTATCGCAATAAATTCAATGCCTTTATCATATGGGTCTTCAGATTTGTTGAAATGTACTGTATCAATGACGTATCTTAGATATCTTGTTGAAGACAATTTCAAATTGTAAAACTGACTATAAATAATTTCACTGAACTTTATAGGATATTATGCCTTTACCAAAGATTGTTACACCAAGATATGAACTTGAATTGCCCTCAACCGAAGAAAACATTACATACAGACCCTTTCTAGTTAAAGAAGAAAAGGTATTAGTTATTGCTTTGGAGAGTGAGGATTCTAAACAAATCACCAATGCAATTAAAACAGTTATTCAAAATTGTATTATTACAAAGGGTATCAAGGTAGAGAAACTTCCTACATTTGACATTGAATACTTATTTCTCAACATCAGAGGCAAGTCTGTTGGTGAAGAGATTGAAGTTAATATTGTTTGTCCTGATGATGGTACAACACAAGTTCCTGTAAGTATTGACCTTGAGGATATTAAGATTGAGAAGAATGAAAACCATAGCAAACAAATTAAAATTGATACCGCAATTATGATGGAGATGAAGTATCCATCATTGGATCAGTTTATTAAAAACAACTTTGACTTCAGTGATAAAAATGCGATGGATCAATCATTTGAATTGATTGCATCCTGTATTGATAAGATCTATACTGAGGAAGAGGTTTGGGCATCTGCGGACTGTACTAAGAAAGAGATTAAAGAATTTGTTGAGTCAATGAACTCTACACAGTTTAAAGACATTGAAAAGTTCTTTGAGACAATGCCTAAACTGTCTCATTCTGTTACTGTAACTAATCCAAATACTAAGGTTGAGAGTGTGGTTGTCTTGGAGGGACTGTCAAGTTTTTTCGCGTAGGCATGATCCATATGGATCTTGAGAGTTATTATCGCCTCAATTTTGCCCTGGTACAGTACCATAAATATTCATTAACTGAGATTGAGAATCTTATCCCTTGGGAAAGAGACATTTATGTTGGTTTATTACAAGCGCATCTTGAAGATGAGAAGTTAAAGCAGCAGACAGCAAATGGCTAGAAGAAGTAAGGTACAGATAAGAGAAACTTACAGCAAAATGCTGGGAGAGGATCTTGTCGCCAAACTTTCTGACGAACAGGTTGCTATATTGTCTAAGTATTATAATTCTTTAGATGCTAAAGAGACTAGTGATTTAGATAGCCAACTTGTTCAAGGTCGTAATGATACTGACCTGCACGAAATGGCAAGGGATATGGTTGATGAAGAAGAGGAAGAAGAAGATATTCCCGAGGGTCTTGATGACTTGTTAGGTTCTATTCAAGATGAACCAGCAGAAGAAACTCCCGAACCAAAGGTAACTACAGTTAAAGCATCGGCAATTGTCCCTTCCAAATTTTTTGGTGAGGATAAGTATGCTAAGTATCGTGATGAGTTAGTAGCAGATGGCACCATTGAAGGTGAGCAACTGACTAGTGAAGAAAGGAAGGAAGGATTTAAGACGAGAAATGATAGTGATAAGTTCAGTAGATTTGTTGAAAACTTTCTGAATAGAAAAAAAGAATCTGATAATGAAGAAACAAAAACTCTTGGTGGTAGGGGTGGTGCCTTAGTTGTACCAAAACAACCAAAGATTAATGTTAATCCAGTAGAAGAAGAATCTAAAAGTAATTTTGATGATATTCTTAAAGGTATTGATAGTATTCTTGAGGTCATAAAGAAGGATCAAAAGTTTGAAAAAAAGCAAGCAAATAATGAAAGGAAGAAAGGGGAAAGAGAGGGGAGATCTGTAAGAGAAGGTAAGTTAGAAAAGAAAGACAATGTATTACTGAAGACGGCAAAAAAAGTTCTTGCTCCAGTTAAGTCTATCTTTGATAAGATTATTGAATTCTTTACAACTATATTTTTAGGTAGAGCACTGATGAAGTTGCTTGATTGGTTTGGTGATAAAGAGAATGGAAAGAAAATTGATAGTATTATTAGGTTCTTAGGTGACTGGTGGCCTGCTTTACTTGGAGGATTTTTAATATTTGGAACAGGACTTGGTGGGTTGATAAGTTCAATTACTGGGTTATTGGTGACGTTTACGCCAAAAATTTTAGCACTCCTTGCTAATCCTATTGTTGCTGGTGCAGGTCTATTTGCTGCTGGTGCAGTAATTCCAAAGATGTTACCTCAGACTGTTGAGGATAGTGCAGATAAGCAAGCAAATAAATCGGTAAAAGAGCAAGGAAAAGATAAAACAATAGCAGATCTAAAAGCACAGAATGAAAATAGAAATCCTCTTCAGAAGTTTGGTGATTTTATTACTGGAGCAGGAGCAGAAAGAGAAGAGCAAATACAGAGATTAGAAACTGGCAAGGAGAAAAGTTATGGTTTCTCTGGTGAGACAAAAGACCCACCAAAAGACCCACCAAAACAAATGAACGGTGGTGGATTAGTAAGTAATAACTCAAGTATTCTTGCTATGAATAATGGTGGAGTTGTTGAGAAACAAGATAATAATAGTTTTAATATGTTCAATCCAATGTCCTGGTTTAGTGGTGATGCACAGAAAGCAACCACAGGTGAATTGGGAGAGGTGAGTAACGATACTCTTGCTGGAAAACTATACAATAGAAGAAAGCAGCAAGAAGAAATGATGCAGAAGATGCGCGGTTATGAACAGGGTGGTAAAGTCACAGGTAAAACTGGTATAGACAAAGTTCCTGCAATGCTTACCAACGGTGAATTTGTAATGAGTGCTGGTGCTGTGCAGAAGTATGGTCTTGATACTATGATGTCAATGAATGCTGCTGGCGGTGGGACAAATA